CACGAACGGCCATGCGATTTATACGGAGGCTTACGTTACGGGTTCGGTCAACGATGAGTTTACCATCTACATCAATGCCGTAAGCGATGGTGGAAGTATCGCAATTTCAGCCCTTTCATTCACAGTTCATACGCTATGAGCAAGTCAACGCAGCACTTTACCCAATGGCTTGGGATAGAGCATAAGGTCCCCGTGATGCTGGAGAACAGGTCCGGCAAGTACATCACCTACGGCTTTGCGAACGAATACCCCTACTACCTGCTGGACAACTATCGCAGGAGCAGCAAGCACAACGCTATCGTCAACGGCAAGGTGAACTACATCATGGGCGGTGGATGGCAGGCAGGGGATGACTTGACCGTGGAGCAGCAGGCCCGGTTCATCAAGTTCTTTGACGGACTTTCCAGCACGGAGGACCTGAACGACATTACCGAGAAACTGGTCTTGGACTTGGAGTTATTCAACGGCTTTGCGGTTGCGGTTACTTGGTCCAAACTTGGGACCATCGCCAAGATGGAGCATATTCCCTTTGAGAAAATCCGGGTGGACAAGGAGGAGAAGATGTTTCAGGTGGCCGACTGGTACAACGACGACATGATGCAACTCTTCCCAAAGGTGGGCGACATCGAGAAGATTCCTGCATTCGACCCGGAGAACCGCCTCGGAAAGCAGTTGTTCTACTATCGGGTCTACGCAGCAGGCGTGAAGCACTATCCTCTCCCCGAATACATCGGAGGGAACGCTTGGATTGAGGCAGACGTGCAGGTGGCGAACTTCCACAACAACAACCTCCGCAACAACTTTTGGGGCGGTTACTTGATAAACTTCAACAACGGCATCCCGACCCCCGAAGAACAGGGCGACATCGAGCGTCAAATCAAACGCAAGTTTTCAGGAACCGACAACGCTGGTCGCTTCGTTGTAACCTTCAACGATGAAGCAGCGAATGCCCCGACACTTGAACCGCTGACTCCTTCGGATATGGATAAGCAGTTCGAAGTATTAAACAAATCAATCCAGCAAGAGATATTCATCGCACATCGTGTAACGAATCCAGCGTTATTCGGTGTCAAAACCGAGGGCCAACTCGGAGGAAGAACTGAATTAGTCGAGGCTTACGAACTATTCAAGGCGACCTACGTCAACGACCGGGTGCGCAAAGTGGAACGGATGATCAACTACTTGGGATCCTTTAATGGCGTTGAGGGTATGGAACTGATCCCGGTGGAACCCATCACGGAGCGACTAAGCGAACAAGCCCTCTTGCAGATTATGACCCAAGACGAACTTCGGGAAAAGGCAGGTCTGCAACCGCTTGAGAAACCTGCCGACGTGGTTGGACCTAACTCCCAACCCGACGAGCAACCGCAATCCGTGGAAGCATTGCAGAGCAACGACAACATCAAGAAGTTGTCAGGCCGTGAGTACCAAAACCTGATGCGTATTGTCAGGCAGTATATGCAGGACAAAATCACCTTGGAGATGGCACGGACCATGCTTTCGGCTGGATTCGGTTTGTCTGCCCAAGAGATTGACACGATGCTCGGAGTGCAGTCCCAAGAGTTCAGCGAGCCAACTTGGGGCGAAGAGGACGACGAGGACTATGGCTGGGGCGATGAAGAGTTCAAGGTCTTGGAAGTGGTTGCAAGCAAGTTCGGATGCCATGCAGACGACTACCACGTCATGCACTCCAAGCCAATGCGGTTCGACACCAACATCGACGAAAACATACGGTTGGCCTTTGCCGAACTGGGCGAAGAAGAGAAAGAGTTGGACCTGAAGATTGAAGCCTACCGCAAGAAGAATCGTGATGCCAGCGTTGAAGAAATGGCAAAGGAGTTCGGGGTCAGCAAGGCCAAGGTCGCCAAGCGAGTCGCCTACCTAATCACAAAGGACCGCTACCCAATCAGCAGGGCCGTCGACAAGATTGCCGAGCAGAACCTTCCCAAGAATGTCAAGGAAGTTGCCGAGCCTGTACTGGAGGTCCGCTACAAGTACGCATGGGCCACGGGATTCAGCAATAAGGACAAAGGTTCAAGCCGTGAGTTCTGCAAAGTGATGCTTGACTTGGCCGGGCAGGGCAAGGTTTACACGAGGGAGGACATCGACGGGATTAGTGCTATAATGGGCTACTCCGTATGGAATCGCAGGGGCGGTTGGTATCACACACCGAGCGGAGTGAACAGGCCCCAATGCAGGCACGTATGGGAGCAGCAGTTGGTCATCCGCAAAGGCAATAAAATCAGCAAGGCATGAAGGCACTATTCATAAGCGAAGAAACGCTGCTCGACAACTCGATAATCAACGAGAACGTATCCTACACCCAAATCCGTCCAACGGTTGTCAAGGTGCAGGAGATGCGGATTCAGCCGATTGTAGGCTCTCCGTTGTACGGGGAACTCGTCAGCCAAGTGGTCAGCGGTTCAACGTCTGCACTCAACCAAACGCTCTTGGAGGACTACATCCAACCCGCAATGATTCAATGGCTCTACTACGAGTTGCCCATGGTTCTTGCGTTCAAGTACATGAACAAGGGCATGGTCCGTAGAACGAGCGAGGAATCAAGCCAAATGAGCATGGAGGAAATCACCCGGCTGACCGATAAAGTCAAGAACGATGCCGAGTGGTACTCCGAACGCATAACCCGCTACCTCATGGAGAACCGCAACGCCTATCCGCTTTGGAACTCGCCTCCGTCTGCTCTTGACACCATCTACCCGAACGCCACCAACTATCGAACTGGGATGGTCTTGGACCGCAACAGGAGGATGGGAATCAGCAACCTTGACTACCCCTACCCTTACGGTCAATTTGGGGCGTGTAATGACTGCTAAGCATGGGCGCACATAAAAAAAACATACTGAAACTGCAGACTTATGTCATGGATAAAAATCAAGCAAGCCCTGCTGGACCTTGCCAACAACCACCCGCAAGTAAACTCCTTCGGGACGGGCGACCCGCTTGCAATCGGCACGGACAACACCATCAACCTGCGAACCCCAAGCCGTGAGCGTATCGTCTATCCGCTCGTTTTTGCGGACGTTCAGTCTGCAAGTACTGACGCTGGTACTTTGGACTTGGTGGTTGGGGTTTACTTTTCTGACCGTGTTGAGTCCATCAAGCCGATGGGCGGAGTGGTTTCGGGAAGCCCTACGCTGGGTTGGCAGGATAACGAGGACGAGGTCCTAAGCGACCAGTTGCAAATCGCACAGGACTTCATATCGTCGCTTACAAACGACCCAAGCGAGGACTGGACCCTATCGTCAAGCGTATCGCTCACAAGGTTCGTAGAGAGCCGGGATGACCGCACGGCAGGGTGGCAGGCGACGATGACCTTTGAAATCCCTTACGGCCACTCGGTTTGTGAAATTCCCACATAAAAGACATTTACAATTAAACGCTAAAAAATGCCTACACCCATATTGCAACAAATGCTCGGACAGGGCGGTACGATGGAGTTTATCAATGGAACCGTAACTGGAAAGAACTACGACTTCCTTGTAGTCAACACCGCTGCGACCTTCACAACTTTAACAGGAACTGGAAGTGAGAACCTGCTAACCGCTTACAACTTTTCGGGGGCCTCTATTTCCGCTGGCATCGTTATCAGCGGGCGCAATGGAGGCAAGATTACGGCCGTTACTCCAAGCGTCGGTTCGGTTATCGGTTTCACATTCCTGTAAGCAATGCTGATAGGTTACGGCTACGGCTATCCCACAAACCAACTGCTTGGCGGTGGCAATCCGTTTTGGCTTGCCTTCAACCAACGTGCAGACGCTGACGGGGCTTTGCCTGCCGAGGCTGCGGTTAATGGATGCCTCCAAACCCGATTCATCAACTCCTTCCAATCTTACGCTTTCTTCGTCTTTTATTCCAACTCTTGGCAGCCGTTTATGCAACGGGCGAATACCGACACGGCTAACGCTGCGGAGGTCGCCTTCATCAACTGCCTCGAAGTCCGAATGTACAATCTCTTAAACGCATAGCAGATGCCTGCAAGCCCATCACTACTTATCGTCCCCGCTCGCTTTAAGACGGGGAAACTCTACACCCAAATCGCTACGACTTCGGCTGGGGTGGTTCTCGGTTCATCGGGGGACTTTAACGTAACCCGTGCGACGACTGCGACCCGATTCAATTCGGCTGGCTTGATTGAGAGCGTTGCAAGCGGTGTGCCTCGCTTGGATTACTTTACGAGCGGTGGAACGGCTGGCTGCCCTGCGTTGCTCGTGGAGCCGAGTGCTGCCA